TACAAGTGCATTTAGATTATTCGACATACAAGATACCATTGCAGATATGATGCCGGAGTCAAGACGTAACAATGACTTCTGTATCTTTAGGAAATTTGATATGTACTTTATTGAAAGTAAAGGACAGGGTTACAACAGATACAGTGCCATTAACTTAGCAGCATATACGGAACACAAGACCATTGAAGTAAGATGTCATGAAGGTACACTAGATGCCAAGTCAATCACAGACTGGGCTAACTTTCTAGTATCAGTAGTAGATAATAAACAACCAACACAAGAGGAGATTGATTATGTCAACTCAAGAATGGATGCATATCCTAGACCGGAGATTGTCAGTACCGTACGACAAGCTGACGAGATACCTTTCTAGAAAGAAGTCTATCTCTATAGAAGAAGCTAGAAAAGAAGTTAAGATTGCAGTAGATCACGGTGAGTTAGTAGTAGACTTTGATTCTAATAATGTAATGGTGATAACAATACCAACGATAGGAGGTATGCAGTGATGATATCTAGTGCGGTGATGGCCGCCACTACAATAGGGGTGATGGTAATAGACACAGGCTTCACTCCTAACGCTTATGTAAAGCACACAGTAGTACACACAGAAGGTGCTGAGAAAGTACCTCATGGAACTAAGGTTGTATATGCAATGCTTAACAGTGGCGATGAAGTGTGTAAGCAAGTGGTAGTATTTATGTGTGGTGAGTCCAACTTATTCAAACCAGAAGTCGTTATTGATTGCTTACAAAAAGCAGATCAGTTAGGAGTTAGGTATGTGAACATGTCCTTTAGTGGCAGTAAGGATAAGTCTTTAGCAGAAGAACAAGCAATAAAAAAACTTATTGACAAGGGGGTACAGTTTACTATATCATCAGGTAATAGCAGCTTAGATCTGGATAAGGTAAAGCTATACCCACAAGAGTATGCTAAGAAATATAACAACATAACTATAGTAGGAGCTAAGGATTTAGAAGTGGCTAACACTGGTAGCTTTGTAGTTACTAAGTATAGCGGTAAGCTAGAGTATGTAGATGGTAGTGTACACAAGGGTACATCCTACTCATCACCAAGACACATGAACAAACTATTACACAACGAGTGTAAGCGAAGGGGGTATCTTGAAAGTAGTATCACTAACTAAATTTAAGAATGAGAAACAAGCAGAGTCTATTGATAAGGTAGCAGAGTTAACAGACATGTTTGATCTAGCAGTAGAAGAGGCAGTGGAACGTAGGATGGGACTGCATAATTCTTACGATAGATATAACGAGTACGCAGAGCTATTACACTTCGTACTAGATTGGTATGTAGGTCAATATGAAACAGAATCTTTTAATTAGTTTCTATATGGCTCCGCTTGTAGCAGTGTGTTATGATATGATGGTAAGTACACCATCCCCATTACACTTAGTAGGTTTACTTGTTACATTTATGATAGCATTTGTTGGCATCGCAGATGTCACAGGAACTTAGGAGGTGTGGTGATTAGGTATATTATACCATTATACTTTGCAGTAAACTATTATTACTACGATAGGTTGCATATAATATTTATACTGTTGCTTTGGTTTAACGCAGTGTGGTATGTTAAATCCATACTGTACTTCTTAAATAAGTTACTCGAAGGTAGAGACTCAGAGTCGTCTTTCAGATTAACTAGAGAAAGGATGTATGACAATTGAATATAAGATAGCAGAGTTCCTTGTACATAATCATGTACATTTAAAATCAAATAGAGATATGGCAGCGGCCTATGCAAAGGCGATGACGCTACATAGAACAGAAGCAATTGATATGATACTAGAAACTTTGAGGTATGTACTAAGCGAACACTTCGCTCCCTTAGAAATAGAGGAGGCATTTGAAACTGATGAGGTTGGTATAATACTTCATAAGTATTTTGTAAAGGACTGGCAATATGAACACTAGAATAAGATATATTAAACACGGCGATGGAGGTTGGATATCATTAAGAACTTTTAAAGATAAGGATGGACATGATCTACAAACTAGAATCAATGAGGACGGTAAGTCTGGAACCGTGGTCTTTGCACAAAGTGAAGTACCAATTATAACAGTGACAGCAACCAGTCCACATAAAGTTAAGATTAAATTAAAGATAGTACTGGAAAAGTTAGGGGTAAATTTTGAAACAGAACAACGTAACAACAAGGAGACAGACAGTGATAAAAGTAATTAGTGTTTTAGCAATAGCAATGGCAGCAATTCTTTCAGGGTGTAGCCAAGTCGATAAGGTTACAGTGACCGCTAAAGATGGTATCAATGGTACAAACGGGAACGATGGTAGTAATGGGGCGAGTTGCTACACAGAGAGTATCCCAGGTGGGATTAGATTATTCTGCCCAGACTCTACGCCGCAGGATATTATGGATGGTAAGGATGGTTCTAAGTATGAGCCGGGCTTGCTGTGTAATGTACACAACCTATCCAATTGGAATGGTGTAACTAATATGATCAGTGTGTTATCTGCATCAGTACCAGTGGGATCTTTCATCCTACCTAACTTGAGTGTAGGTAATTCACTAGCAGCGAATGGATTTCCTGGTATGCCTGCTGAGTTACAGAGTCTAGTGGGACTTGACGGTTATGCTTTAGATTGTACTGGGTATATCACAATTGATACATCAGGTATGTATACTTTCTCAATGCTAACTGATGATGGTGTTAGGTTAATGATTGACAACAACGTGATCATTAACTCACCACAATTGCAAGCACCTACTGAAAGAACAGCTAAGTCAGTTGAGTTACAGAAAGGTAGAAGAAGCTTCAATGTTATCTATTACCAAGGACCTATGACTCAGATTGCACTACGGTTAAACTACTCAGGCCCTTTGTTACTTAATCAAGTTGTTCCTGCAAGCGTTCTTTCACACTAACAATAGGAGATTTATTTTATGATTAAATATTTACTAGCATTATTATTACTGCCGACTTTCGCAATGGCCTTCCCAGTACCTAAGGAACTTGTAGACGCTGTGATTACAGTGACTACTAAGGATGGTAAGGTGTATACGTTCTCTGCCAATACACACAAGGTAGTAAAGCGTACAAAGAAGGAGGCCCTAAAGTTAACACCTACACCAGCACCTACGGTGGTTCGTACTGAAGTAGTAGAGGAGCGTCACACTGGTATCATATCCGTGTATGCAGTACAGGGTCAGCGTGGCTTAGACCATGAGACTAAAGGTAATACTACTGAAGTATCTACTGTAAACAGATTAGGTGTTGGAGCTATGTACCAACACAGATTAGGTAACTCTTACCTAGGTGTCGGTGGGGATTCTAACAGTAACTTAAAACTAATTTTTGGATTGGGATTATGATGTACTACACTAAAGAAGAACTTAACTTGATATACCTTAAAGAATATTACAACATACTTAACTATGCTAGGTCAAAGGTTAGTGGGTACAGTGAAGATTTAGTTCAAGGGTTCTATGTTAAGTGGACCTCTGCACGTGTAGAGAATAGGGGCGGCTCCGCTGTCCCTATTTTAGTATCATCATTTCGTAATTACGTTAGAGATTATATTAAGATAGATGCGAAACGCAAGATCCTCATGTCTGATTTCGTTAGGACTTTAGATAAAGTTACTTACGGAGTAAACACTACACAGATGGATACCTTGAAGTGGTCTGATGGTTTAAAGGACTCGTACTCACAGGTATTAGTAGAGCTATGTAGATCTGATGAACTTAAAGAAGTGGCCGCAAAACTAGACATGTCTTTAGGATATGTTAAGTTTGTTAAGGCTACACTAAAACGTGAGTTCCTAGAACAGGTAGGAGGGTAGTACCTTTGGATACTAAACAACAATTGTTTGTAGATAATTATTCTTTCGTAAGAAAGATGATCAATAAAAAATACCCGAGGTTATCCAAAGAAACTGTGGATGATCTAGTCCAAGGAGTATACATTACTTGGATGAATAAGTCCGCAGATACTGATGTAAAGGTGAGCCCTAGAACACAGCTTATAAATGCTACGATTGGACATGTGTTAAACTTCTTTGACTATAATAGTAGGAGAGTGACAACTAGTCCAGACTTTATATACAAGTACACACAACATGTAGCATCCATAGGTAGACCTTTACCTGACCAAGCGGTACATGAAAGGAAGCTTCCTTCTCTTGTCAGTAAGAAGGCTAAGCAGATTCTAAATAAAGAACAGTCTAAGATTATAGACGCAGTTATAGTAGCGACTCTAACTTCAGACGGTAAGAATTTTATTAAGGAGGTAGCTGAGTCCACTAATAAGACTAACAATAATGTTAAGGTTACACTCAATTCGATTAGAAAGAAACTCACTAAGGAGGATTTAGGTTTATGATTTTACTTTTAGTATTTATGTTCTTCATTCTATTGGTAGGTATGGTGAGGGATCTGGCATGGTAGAGTTTCTATTTAAAGATACTAACATGGGGTATGGTGTTGAGTACAATGGTAAGATTATATACGAATGTAACAACAGAACTAAAGGCTTTGCCTTTGATGAAGCTAATAGTTATTGCTCCAGTTTTCAAGGGGCTGTCCTGATTGATAAGACTTTTAGGATGCTTGCTGTTTATAAGATTAATTCAAACTTGACAATGAAAGAACTAGATGATAAGTTAAATAACCAAAGCGACATTCAGTATCGTATTAGATATATGGATGTTGATTCATACATAATAGAAGAGTGGGGGCATGAACATTCTTCTTATAACATTAACGATATTTGGAGGGCAATGTGACAATCAATGAACTAGCAAAAGAAATACACGAGACATCTAAAGCTAAGGGTTGGTGGGACGGAGGAGACAGGAATCCTTTAGAGATCCTAATGCTAATCACTAGTGAGTTAGCTGAGGCAGCAGAAGAGTTTAGGAATAATAAACCTGCTATATATTTTAATGACTTAACAGGTGAAGTTGTATCAGGTACTGATAACTTCCCTAGTAATGTTAAGCCTGAAGGTTGGGCAGTTGAGATTGCGGACGCTGTCATTCGTGCATTAGATTACTGCGAACAACAAGGAGTCGATTTAGAAAACGTGATTCAAATAAAAAAAGAATACAATAAAACTAGACCCGCCCGTCATGGTGGTAAGAAGTATTAATGTACTTGTCAAATGAACAGAACCTTGGTCCAAACAATAGAGAGGAATTAAATGTCGCTATTAGATCCTAGACCCCACTACTTTCCCTTTGAATATCCAGTAGCTTATGACTTTTGGAAGAGTCAGCAGAAAGCATTTTGGATTGTTGATGAGATTAATTTATCTGGTGATATATCAGATTGGAACTCTAAGTTAACAGACTCAGAGAAGAAACTAATCGAGTCTACATTAAAAGGATTCACTCAAGTAGAAGTGATTGTCCAGAACTATTGGAACGATGTATCCAAGTGGTTCAGTAAAGCAGAAGTATCTATGGCCGCACAGGTGATGGCTAACATGGAGACTATACATCAGGACGCATACTCTAAGTTTCAGATTAGTTTAGGTATGAATAACTTTGATGCGTTCTTACAAGACCCTGTAGCTAAAGCTAAGATTGATAACTTAATCCTAACAAACAAGACACTGAAGGATAAGGCAATGTCCTTAGCTGTGTTCAGTGGATTTGCTGAAGGTGTATCTTTATTCAGTAGCTTTGCTATCTTACTAAACTTCTCTAGGTTTAATGTGATGAAAGGCTTAGGTCAGATCATTGCATTTAGTATTAGAGATGAGAGTACGCATGCCAACTATGGAGCATGGATATTTAATACACTAAGACAAGAGTATGGACATCAGTTCTTTACTGATGAGTTTAAGCGTGACGTATACGATGCAGCTAGAGCGGCTGTGAAGTTAGAGGACGATTATATTGACATGGCTTTTGGTACAGTGGATACTATCAAAGGGCTATCAGCTTACCAGCTTAAGCAGTATATTAGATTCAGAGCTAACACTAGACTACAAGACTTAGGTCTTAAGTCTAACTGGAAGAACATAGATAACGAGGCAGTGACTCAGGTGACAACATGGTTTGATCCAATGGCTTACCTTGGTAGCACAGAGCTTCACGATTTCTTCGTTATGCAGGGCAGTGCATATGCACGTGGTGTTAAGTTTGATGATAACATTTTTGAATAAGGAGTAACAGATGGAAACTAAAGAGGCAATAGATAAGTTACGCACAGAACTTTCAAAGGACGATAGTTATTACTACTCTTGGCAATCAAATATTGCAATGGCTTTCCTAGATGAACTAGTTAAATGGGGATATAGATTACCAGATCAACATGAGATAGCGAATCAAGCAGCTAAGAATTTTCTTGATATGCTTATAGGAACTAGAGAAAAGGAGTGATATGTTTTCATTAATAAAAGGACAAGACAACCCAGCATTTTATATCAACAAGATACTTAAAGTTGGGAAATTTACTCTAAGGTACACTTACTATGGGTATGTTGGATTTGGTATTAGAGTGTTAGAAAAACCGAGTACTACTTTATTAGTACAGATTTATAAATTAAGTTTACTATTTAGAATAGAGGAGTAATATATGGACTTACAAAGATTAAAAGAGTTAGGTAAGGCTAGTGATTGGTTAACAGAAGAAGGACTTAAGACTTTACAAGGCGGCTACTTACAATCAGGAGAGACTCCTGTTGATATGTATCGTCGTGTATCTAAGGCAGCTGCTAGCTATTACCCTGCTAGTATGCAGCAAGAGTTAGAGTCTAAGTTCTTTGCTATCATTTACAAGGGATGGTTGGGATTAGCTACACCAGTAGCTAGTAATATGGGTACGAGCAGGGGGCTACCAGTGTCCTGCTTTAGTTCGTTCATGCCTGACACTTTGAATGGTATCTTTGATACGATTAAAGAAGTAGCAGTGATGACTAAGTATGGCGGGGGAACTGCTGTGCATATGAATAAGATTAGATCAACAGAAGATTCTGTATTAGGTACAGGAGGTACAGCTAGTGGTCCTGTATCTTGGGCTAAGATATTAGATAGTACTATATCATCAGTAAGTCAAGGGGCTATTCGTCGTGGTGCAGTGGCCGCCTACTTACCTATTGAACACACAGATGCTAATAGTTTTATTATGATCAGACATCCAAGTCAAGATCAGAATAAATATTGCCCTAACATTCATCATGGTGTTACAATATCAGATAGCTTTATGCAGGATATGTTAGCTGGGGATAAGGACAAACGAGATAAGTGGAAACACTTAATGACTACTAGACTTGAAACTGGTGAGCCTTTCGTTTTCTTTTCAGACGCAGCACAACAAGGTAATCCTAAACACCTACCTTGGTATAGAGTTAATGGTAGTAACTTATGTTCAGAGATATTCTTACACACAGATGATGATCACTCCTTTGTATGTTGTTTATCTTCCATGAACTTAGCTAAGTACGATGAGTGGAAAGATACTGATGCAGTAAAGACAGCCATCTACTTTCTCGATGCAGTGATGCAGGAGTTTATTGCTAAGGCTTACTTCATACCTGGTATGGAGAGAGCTTACAACTTCGCAGTAAAGTCTAGAGCATTAGGACTTGGTGTGTTAGGTTGGCATACTCTATTACAATCTAAGATGTTTGCTTTTGATAGCTTTGAGTCTATGATGTTAAACTCTAGAGTGTTCTCCTCCATGAAGCAACAAGCCGATGAAGCATCAAGAGAGATAGCTGAGATACTAGGTGAACCTGAGTGGATGCAGGGTACTGGTAAACGTAACTCTCACCTACTAGCTGTGGCTCCCACTGTATCAAACGCTTTGATTAGTGGTGGAGTATCGCAAGGTATTGAACCTATCTCTGCTAATGTGTTTGTACAGAAGTCAGCTAAGGGTACATTCATTAGATACAATCCTACACTAAAGCAGAAGTTAGGTGAATTAGGACTTGACAATTCTCAAATATGGGATAGTATTATTAAAGCAGACGGTAGTGTATTAGGGATCAAAGAGATACCAGAGGAGGTACAGCAAGTGTTCTTAACAGCTAGGGAACTTAACCAGTTTGCTATTGTTAAACAAGCTGGGCAGAGGCAGAAGTTTATTGATCAAGGCCAGAGTGTTAACCTATTCTTCTCAGCAAACAGTGAACCTAAGTACATACACCAGGTGCATGTTGAAGCCTGGAAGGAAGGTTTGAAATCTTTATACTACCTAAGATCATCTGCTGCTATCAGGAGTGACTTGGCTAGTAGATCAGTAGAAGAATGTAAGGCTTGTGAGGGGTGATGGAAATACTAGGATGGATGGGGTCTGTGTTGTTAGCATTGTGTGGGTTACCTCAAGCAATACAGACTGTAAGAACTAAGTCTGCTTCAGACATAAGCTGGTTGTTCCTGCTTATGTGGGGAGCTGGGGATCTGATGTTGTTGATATACACGTTCCCCTTGGGCAAGCTCGCTTTAACTATTAACTACGGATTCAATGCGGTACTAATAAGTATTATTATATGGTATAAACATAAGGAGGATTTATGAAAGCTAAGTGGACAAAAAAATCTATAAAATTAGAGGCAAAGAAGTATGAAACCAAGAGTCAATTCCAAGCGAATAATTCCAGTGCATACCAAGCGGCACGTCGGTTTGGAATGATAGCCAGATTGTTCCCCAAGAAAATGCAAAAGAAGTCTTGTGTCAAGTGGAATAGGGAGTCAGTTTTAAAGGTACTAACTACCGTTAAAAGTAGAAGGCAATTGAAAGTTCTATATAATGGTGCTTATTTATATGCCCTTCGTACAGGTATGTTGAGTGAGGCAGTTGTAAATCTTCGACCGGGATTTAATAAGAAGGGTAGCTTTACCTTAACTCAATTAGAAGAACTTGCATCTAAGTATAAAACCAAGAAAGAGTTTTATAACGGTAACTATAATGCATACTTCTTTGCTTATAGGCACGGATTACTGGGGAGTTTAGGGCCCTGGAAAACAGCTGAGAATAATTAAAACATTACTATAGGAGCGTGTCATTCGTAATATAAATATGACTACTAAACTTAGCCATTCACAAATATCCAAATACCAGATGTGTCCTAAGAGTTATCAATACCATTACGTTGATAAGCTTAGGCCATCTAATACTAGCGGTGCCTTATTGTTTGGTAGTGCGCTAGATAATGCACTGAACATTTTATTAACTGAGAAGTCTTTAGAAAAAGCAGAGGTGGAATTTGAGAAGTCTTTTAGAAAATCTTACATCAACGATATCCTCACTGACATACCGACCTCTACGCAGGTGGTATACGCGAACAGTGATTTTGATTCTGACCTTCTTTATGAAGCGGACTATCAATCTATTAAAGAAGTTCTTGGAGAACAATACGACATTGGAGTTGATAGTATCCTGGAAAATTATAAAAAGCTATCAGAAAGAAAGTCAGTAAGTGGCATAGGTTCCTTCAGTCAATCTGATTTATCTTTCTATAACTACATGAACTGGTTGTCAATGAGACGTAAAGGTTATCTTATGTTGACAGCTTACAAGAAAAAGGTACTACCTAAGATAACAAAAGTCCATGAGGTACAGAAGAAAGTATCTTTAACCAACGAACATGGAGATGAGATCGTAGGTTTTGTAGACTTGATTGCTGACATCAAAGATGTAGGGACTGTGATCCTAGACAACAAGACATCAGCTCGTGAGTATGCAGATGATAGTGTTATTACTTCAGCTCAGCTCTCACTATATATGCATGCTTTGTATTCCCAGTATCAAACTAGAAATGCTGGGTATATAGTTATGCGTAAAGGTGTGATTAAGAATCGCACCAAGATATGTTCTAAGTGTGGGTACGATGGTAGTGGAGCTAGACATAAGACTTGTTCTAATGTTATAGAAGGCGTCAGATGTAATGGTGAGTGGACGGAGACGTTTGACTTCGACATTAATATACAATTTATTATAAACGAAATACCAGAGCAGACAGAAACTATAGTACTTGAGAACTCGGATACAATTAATGAGTCTATTAAGGCAGGGTTGTTCCCTCGTAACCTTAACAGCTGTGATAATTATTATGGCGGTAAGTGTGTGTACTTTGATTTGTGTTATAAAAATAAACCTAATGGTCTAATAAAGAAGGAGGACAAAGGTGGCTAAGAAGAAACAAGCAGATGATCTATACGATCTTATTGCAGGAGCTTTGCCGGAATCCAATGAGGAGTCGGTTAAGGTAGAGACGAAGGAGGATAATACCAGTAAATACAATACGTTATCCTACAGTTATGGAGTAGTACCTAGTGCTACAAGAAAAAAATATTACGACATAGTTGAAATTTCTTTTGACCTTTCGACGGACTACAGTCGTATTATAGGTATAGTAGGCGGCGCTGATTCACTGCAAGTAGCTATAGTTAAAGCTGAGCAGAAGCAACGTGCCAACTTAATTTTAAAAAGGAGAGGCTAATGAAATTATATACTTCGCTACTAAAGGTACAAGGTGAATTAGGGGCACTTAAGAAAGATGAATCCAATCCATTTTTCAAGAGTCAATATGTAAGTTTAAATGCAGTAAGAGAAGCAGTAGTTCCTGCGCTTACTAAAGCAGGGTTAGTATTACTACAGCCCACAGTATTTGCAGATGGTAAGCAGTTTGTTAGGACTACTATCGTCCACGCTGAGAGTGGTGAGTCTGTTATATCTGACACAGAAGTTATTTCTAAGTCAGCCAATGACGCTCAACAAGTAGGTAGTGGTATCTCTTATGCTAGACGATACGGACTAATGTCTTTATTGTGCTTAGCTGCTGAAGATGATGATGGTAATTCAGCATCAGGTAAAGCTACTACTTCCGTAGCTAGTAAGCCTGCAGCTGCAGCACCAGCAGCTAGCAATGCAGCATCAGCTAAGCCTTCGTTTAAGAAGCCAACATTTGTAAAGAAAACTGAAACAACAGTTGAAGAGGAGTTATAATGTCTGAAGAAAATAAAACAGTAGACCCATTAGACAACGACTTTATTAATACAGTAGCTAAGAAGTTTAGTATTACAGTTGCTGATATTAATAACTACGCTAAGAACATGAAGGCTGGTCCTCTAGCTCGAGTGTTCACAGCAACTATGGAGTTCCCGTTTAACTCTAAGATGCCTAAGTTTAAAACAAAAGCGGAAGAAGAACTGTTCTTAATGTGTGTTGGCGCTCAACATTACAAGTCGATTATGTCGGCAGCCATCCAGAAGAACGAGACACTATCAAAAGAAATCGAAGACGAAGCGGCTGCTGAGTTTTTGAAAGAAATACAACAGGCTGAAGGAGGTAACTAATGGCTTGGTTAAAAGTAGGAACGATCCGTAAGAGTAAGAAAGGTAGCTTATATCTGAAAGTAGAATCAGATGTCAAGTTAACTAAGGACGCAGCTTTGCAGATCCAAGATCCTCGTAAGAAGATCAAAGATCAAGTGGCTGCAGGTAAGCTTGAGGAAGCTAAGGGTGAAGAAAGATTGTCTAAGATCCCTGAGTATATCCGTCAAGAAGTATATCTAATCACAGAAGATTAAGATGTCCAGTCGGGGGAACTTGATTAAAGTTCATAGCATGGACCTCCTCCGACATTGCTATAATTAGCTGTGGCCCCTAGCTTAAAAAGGGGCGTTTTCTTTGGAGGAGGAAAATGGAATACGTAAGACTTGCACAAGGTTTAACTAAGTATAAACTTATCCCATCTACTGAAAGTGTTTGGGACCATATCGTTTCTAATGATAACGATTATTATATCTCGCTATATAAATACAACGAACAACATTATCAAAGATTCAATGAGACTGGTACAGTAAGTGGTATCAAAGATGTTGTTACAAATAAATTACTATTTGACTTCGACGATGCAACTAATCCTGAGAACGCTCGTGAAGATGCGATCACTGTGATCACTAGGTTAGCATCGTATGATATACCAGAAGAGAGTATTCAAGTGGCTTTCTCAGGGAGTAAGGGATTCTCTGTTCAAGTAGATACTACTCAAGAGTTTACTCCGCAACAGTTTAAAGATATTACATTCTCCTTAGCTGGGGATCTTAAGACATTCGATAAGGTTGTATCAGATCCTAATAGAATTATTAGAGTGGTAGGCACAAGACATCCTAAGAGTAAACTATATAAGATGCCTCTATCTGTAACACAACTTACAGAGATGGACATTAATCTAATCAGGGAGTTTGCTAAGTCTATTAATAATGTAGACGAAGAACTAATGGAGTCTTGGACACCAGCTTCTTTACCTGAAAGAGTTATTAAGAACGCAGAGAAAAAGGTAGTACCTACAGTTGAAGTAGAGGTACATGATCTTGATCTTACACAGAAACCTAAGTGGTTATCAGATGCTAAGTATGCTTTACAACAAGGGTACTTCGGTAGTGGTGTACGTAATACTGCGTTTATGATCTTAGCTGCTACATATAAGAGTCAGGGATTCTCTAAAGAGATTATCTACCGTATGCTTAAAGGTGTAGCTGAAGTACAAGCTAAGCGTAATGGTGTGGATAGATTCCCAGATGATGAGCTATATAACAATATTGTTAACGTTGTATGTAAACCAGACTGGAAAGGTGGTACTTACTCATACGATAATACACCACTGCTACAAGAGGTTACAAAGAGATTGGGTCTTAAAGTTCCAGCTAAGGAAGAAGTACCTTTAGTTCCTGTAACTAATGTTAGTAATGTATTTAGAAAGTTTGCTACAGAGATTGAAGCTAACACTATTAAGTTAGGTATTGATGAGATCGACAGAGATGTTCGTATTACTACCTCAATGTTAGTAGGACTACTTGCTGCTCCGTCTGCAGGTAAGACTTCCATATCTATGAGCGTACTTAACACTGTATCTAAGTCTAATCTACGAAGTGTGTTCTTCTCTCTAGACATGGGGGCTCCACTAGTATTTCAAAGATTAATACAGAAGCACACGGGCGTATATAGTAAGAAGTTATTTGAGATGTATAGGAGCAATGATCCTAAGATATCACAGTTTGAGCAAGTGGTTTCTAAAGAGTATGCTAATGTTAGCTTCTGTTTTTCATCTGGTATTACAGTAGAGAATATGAAGGACATGGTTATTGCTGAACAAGAACGTACTGGTGAGAAGGTGAAGCTAGTGGTCGTAGATTACTTAGAGAATGTAGCTGGTCCTTACTCAGATCCTACAGCGAACACTGCACTAGTAGCACAGAAATTAAAAGATCTAGCCAATGAGCTTGAGTTAACCGTATTATTATTGTTACAAACACAGAAGCACGGTGGAGATCCTTCAGATGAACTAGCTAGCATGAGGAACATCAAGGGATCTTCTGCGGTTGAACAGGCTTGCTCGGTAATTTTTACTATGAATAGACCTGGGTTCAGTCCTAAGAATCCAGAAGAAGATAGGTACCTAAGTATCCTAGTAGTAAAGAATAGGATGGGTCAGTTAGGTAGTTATGATTTTAGTTGGGATGGATTAACTGGTAGTATTAGAACTTTAACAGATGAAGAACGGAGGGATTTGTATGAGCTTAAAAAGAAAAGGGCCGCAGAAAAAGCAAGCCAAGACCTATAGTAAAATGTTTGCGACATTTGCAGGGGATGAGTTAGCTTTTCTTCTCAGGACCGTTAAGGGTGCAGCTGGGGGTAAGATACTTAATCTTACACTTCAAGGTTATTTACTTGACGAAGACGAAGAGTATGTGTATATTGGAATAACTCCTGAAGAAATAAGCGGAGCAATTAAGAAAGCTGATATCGCTACTTTCTTTAAGGGGAGCTTTAACTTAAACACTGAAGAGTTTGAAATTCCAGAAGGAACAGAGGTGCAGTAGTGACTCATGTAATTATTAATACTATCCAGGAACTAAATGATCTAGTTGATTTCCTAAAATCAAATCAAGGAATCTTAGCATTTGACTTAGAGACTGATAGTGTTGATGAGGTGAAGGCTAATATCTATGGTATAGGTTTAGCCTTGCATGAGGACGAAGCATACTACATACCTATCAGATCTAAGGACGGATCTTATTTTTTTGGTGAGTCTACTGAAGAAGCGTACACTGTATTAAATCAATTACTAGCTCAATCTAAATTGCTAGGTCATAATATTATATACGATGTTCTTGTTTATAAAGCTAACACTGGGGTAGATCTTACTCCTAATGTTTATGCTGATACTATCCTAATGAAACATACCGTAGATGAGGAGCCGCCTTTCGGATTAAAGGACCTTGCTATTAAAGAGTTCGGTGAAGGGGCTGACCTTGCACAACAAGAGTTGTATGAGAACATCAAAGCTAATGGTGGATCTACCACTAAGGCTAATATGGAAATGTATAAAGCTGATACAGAAGTGTTAGGTAAATATTGTGCGCACGATGTTATGCTCACTCATAAGTTATTTAATTTATACTCCAGAAAACTAGAGAAGGAAAAGCTATTAGAGTTCTTCTACGAAGATGAGGTTATGCCCTTGTATCGTGAGGTAACTATTCCTATGAAGATGTCTGGTGTTACATTAGACACTGAGCTATTAAGTTCCATGAGCAGAGATGCTGAGGTTGATCTTAAAAAGTTAGAAGACGAAGTAATGCGGGAACTAAATACTCTTATCGAGGAGTATGAGCTTACTTATTTAAACGAGAACTTTCCTATTAAACCTACTGGTAATTTCCCTAAAGCCTATGCTAAGATCATAGGGCTTGGTGAGATTACTTCTGTGTCTAAGAAAGCAATTGAGTTGTTACAAGTTGAGACAGAATTACAACATGAGTTTAAAGCGTGGATGAAGAGTGAAGTATCAGAACTCACAGGTCCAGTTGAAGAAGCTCAAAGACTACTGCATTTTAATAAGACAGAGAAAGAATATATATTTAACTTAAGTAGTAAGGCTCAACTTAAATGGTTGTTCTTTGATAAGTTAGGCTTAGATCCATTAAACAAAACAGAGACAGGTGAACCTCAAGTGGATGATGCTTTCTTGGAGAGTGTTGCTAAAGACTACACGTGGGTTAATAAGTTACGAGACATCAATACTATTAATAAGATGAAGGGTACTTACTTAGATGGTATGTTGGAACGGGCTATTAACGGTAAGATATACACTAGCTTTCTACAATTCGGTACAACATCAGGTAGGTTTGCTAGTCGTAATCCTAATCTTCAGAACGCACCAGCCCCTCAGAATACAGGTAGCATTGTAGATAAGTATGTAAATTGTGTTCGTGATAGTATCATAGCTAAGCCTGGGTATAAATTAATTGGGTCGGACTTTAGTTCTCTTGAACCTCACATTGCTGCATATGTATCGGGAGATCCTGATCTTATTGATATCTTTGTTACTGGTAAAGATTTCTACTCAGCTATTGCAATTAAACAGTTTAAATTAAATCACCTATCAGCTTTCAAAGATGATCCTAACTACTTAGGTAATGTTGATAAAGCTATTCGTAACAGAACCAAAACGTACAGTTTAGCTGCGTTCTATGGAGCTGGTGGTTACCGTATTGCTGAAGTATTAAACTGTGAAGTAGAAGAAGCTAACAAATTATTAGAGGGTTACCTCGATGCGTTCCCTGGTATTCGTAAGTTCATTGAGACTTCACACTACGACGCTTGTACTAAAGGTTATGTCAAGACTATGTTCGGTAGGGTAAGACATTTATATGAAGCTAAAGGTATGTTCGATGCATACGGTCACCAACTACTAGATGCTAAGTGGGCGAGATCAAAGGGATTATCCGAAGAGCGTAGGCGTTTTAAAAACCTAATGAACAATGCCGTTAACTTTCAGATCCAAGGTACAGCAGGTCATGTTATGAACAGAGCTATGATGTTAACTAACAGAACATTCAAAGAGAATAACATTGATGCTAGGATTGTTATGACTATACATGATGAACAGATCATTGAGGTTAGAGAAGACCAGGCAGAAGTAGCGGCTGAGATTATTAAGTGGGCTATGGAGAACGCGGTTACCTTAGATCCTATTAAACTAAAAGCCACTCCTATTATTGGTAATAGTTATGGAGAATGTAAGTAGACTTTATGGTCATGTCAGTCGTATAGTATGTATGACTGTAATAGATTTTCGCAAAGTTAATAATCTAAAGCAAGAGTTAAAGGAACTACCCTCTCTTATTGAAGAAGTTAGGGAGTTTAAACTTAGAATAGCTAGGTATAATAATTACTTAGCTATTAGGGTATTGTTTGAGGATGCCCTAGAAGCTCAGATAAGATTAGAAAATAGATTACATAAGTGTAGGGAGGAATATGCAGAAGCAACAGATATTAAAAGAGGCTAGTAAGTTTGTGACTAGAACTGGTCAACTACCATCTAGGTCCGACCTAATTAATATTGGTATTAGTAAGGATCGAATACGTAACCACTTCGGTACAATCGAAGAGCTACACTTAGAGCTTAAGAAGCTACATGATCTCTTAGATATTAGAGACCTTAAGTCCGCTTCAATCCCTAACAATAAAGTATTTGTTATATCTACAGTGGTGACTGGAGCTAAGGTAGATAGTAAGTTCTTAAAAAGTATTGACACATTCTGCGCTAAGCATAAGGCTGAGTTAATCCTTATCCCTGCTCAAGATAATGCGCAGAAGATTAGTATTGACCCTATGTTAAAAGGTAGAAGGTTTGTTTTGACGGACACTAAACTAAATGAAAGCTGCAGTATCTTAGGTATTAGATCAGCTTCTAGAACAGTGGACACTACATCAGGACTTAATCGTGTAGGGCGACGTAATGGTACGTCTATCACAGCAGGAACTAAACGTACACTAAAGTATGTCGCTACTACTAATGATAAGATGCCACATGCTATTATGTCAACAGGTTCTATTACTCTACCTAACTATGGCTCTATGACTTTAATAGATAAGAGAAGCTACATTGCTACATCGGATCATACTATGGGGGCTGTAATTGTTGAGCTTGATAGGAATGGGTACTACCACTTTAGGCAAATCACCGCTGATAGTTCTGGTGCGTTTATTGATCTAGGTACAAAGTACTATGGAACAAAACACAAAAGAGTAGACGCCAAGCTAGTGTTAGGTGATTGGCATAGTGGTAAGACTTGCCCTATAGTTAAGCGCGAAACTCTAAAGTTATCTGATAAACTTAAGATACGTACGTGGATTATGCATGATGTTTTCGATGGGTATAGCATATCACACCATGACAAAGGTAAGCAAGCTGTGTTGGCAATTAAAGCTAACAATGGTATGTTAAGCCTCAAGAAAGAACTTGACGATTATGTTTCTGACCTAGTTGAGCTATCAAACAAAAGACAGCTAGTGATTGTTAAGTCTAACCACGATGAACATTTAGAAAGATACTTATCTGAAGCACGGTACATAAAGCACCCACATAACCATCAGCTAGGATTACAGTTAGCTAACGCTATGATCGAGGGTAATAATCCTTTGGAGTGGTACACTAAAAAAACAAAGGGTAGTTTAAATGTACATTGGCTAAAGAGGGATGAGGGTTACGTTGTAGGTGGTGTTCAGCTAGGGGCGCACGGAGACAAGGGTCCTAATGGAGCTAGAGGTTCCATCGCAGCTATGGAATCTAGCTATGGTGATATTGTATACGGACATTCCCACACACCTCAGATCCTGAGGGAAGCTTACTGTGTCGGTACAAGTACACCATTAAAGCCTGACTATGGGATAGGAGCCCCTAGTTCTTGGATGAATACTCACTGTCTTATTTATCCTGACGGAAGTAGGCAACTTATAAATCTTATCAATGGGAAGTTTACGTGCTTGATAGACTAAAAGAATATATAACAAAGTGGGTGGCCTTCATACCAATCATCCACCGCTTTAGGACTTGGGACTACGGGTTTTATTTAGAACTAAATATAGCCGCTCTTAAGTTAATGGAGCAATCTATATTTGTAAACGGTCATCATAAGTACACTAAGCGTCAACATAGGGATATTAAAATAGCTATAGAAGCATTAAATAGGTTATCTAAAAATAAGTATCACAAGCCTACTGAATCTCTTATTGAGTTCAGCCTCCCTACCAAAGAGAATAACAAGTTTCAATGGAGTGTACAAAATAAATCGCTGTATAAACATAGAATAGAAATAGCAAATATACAATTAAAACAAGACCTTAGACTATTTACCTCCATTCTAAACAAACGTATTACATACTGGTGGGATTAACATATTATATAAGGGACATATTACATGACTAGATCCGAGGAAATCAAACGCTTAGAGCAGTATGCCAAAGGTCTTGGAGTAAACATCCACTACCGAAGACATAAGCGTGGTGATACAGACGGAGCCCACATCACAGTCCTTAATAGTTATACATCAGAGATGGTAGTATTCTACGACAGTAGAACCACAAAGACAGAACTAATATTAAAAATGATACATGAGCTGGGACACCACTTGTCATGGGTTTATAGAGGCCGCCAAGACTCTCAAGCTCTCATTGATGCTCTTATAGCCGAGAGCTACAAGAAAGCTGACCAGCCGCCAATACCGAAGCCACAGCGTAAGCTGATATACGAAATGGAAAAGTACGATACAAAGTATTGGGAATTTATTATTACAGAACTTGGTATTAAAATAAAGAAGAACGTCCTAGAACTAGAAAGACAGTTGGATATCTGGGTATATAGGCAATACTACCTTAGGGGTGAGTTTCCTAACCTTAAGGAAGTGGATGTAAAGAGGAGACAGTTAGCGGAGAAGTATGCCAAAAAAGAAAGAGCGTAATTCCGAAGAGTTTTACAGAGGTAAGTTAAGAGAAGCTGATAAACAAATACGAGACTTGCAAAGGCAGGTTAGAAGTTTAGAAAAGACTGGGCACATAAAGAAAACTAAAATAGAAGTTAAAGAACCGGAACCATTAATGTGTACGGAGTGTGGTAAGGGTGAGATTAAAATAGTAGAAGTAGTCGGTAGGACATTTCATACCTGTGACTGCTGTGGATATAGGAAGAAAGTAAATGGATAGTAGAAAGAAACAATTTATAATTAATACATTAAGGCGAGCTAGTTACAGATGGCCCACACGTGGTCAAGCTGAGAAGAGGTCGAGAGTTGAACGTGGGTTATATCGTTGTGAGAATCCTGGATGCGGACATGAAGGTCCACGTAAGGACTTTGCTATGGACCATGTTGTTCCCGTGGTAGATCCTGAAAGAGGGTTTGTTTCTTTTGACGAATACATTGATCGTATGTTTCCTGATAGCCCTGATCTTTTCTGGAGACTTTGCCATAAATGCCATGATGAAAAGACAGCAAAAGAAAATGGAGTAAGGAAAAAAACTAGAGCTAGTAAGCGAGCTAAAAAGGAATAGATTCTGTGGTAGTTTATTGTATAAAGAATAAAATTAATGGTAAGATGTACATAGGACAAACGGTACAAAAAAATTACCTAGACAGAATCAGGTATCACTTTAACGGTGTAGAAAGGCGTGGAGTATCGCTTATAAAAAAAGCTATAATTAAATATGGCAAAGATAATTTTGAGGTATCTGTGTTACATAAAGCCAATACTATTGATGAACTAAACCTAATGGAGAGAGAGCTTATTAGTAAACATAATACTGTAAGACCTTACGGGTACAACATACAACTAGGAGGAGATGGTCCTGGTAAACTAAACCCAGAAACTATAAGGAAGATGGCAGAACGTAATAGAGGTAGACCTGGTGTATTTAAAGGTAAAAAGTTTACAAAGGAACATTGCGCAAATTTATCCAAGGTTAGAAAAGGGGTAGATACTCCAAGAAGAAGGGCCGCTAGGGAAGCTATGTACGAGAAGAGAAGGTTGAATGGGGAGCTTCATGGTGTTGTAGCTATTAATATAAAAACTGGAGAGTCAAAAGAGTATGTTTGTATTACTGATTGCGCTAAAGACTTGGGTTTATGTTCGGCTAATATAAGTAGCGTTATTCACGGTAAAGAAAATAGGACACAACATAAGGGGTACACTTTCCTGTCTAAGAAAAAACCGGGTTTAGTTATACCGTTAAGAGAGGAAAATCCTATGAAAGGGATATCAAAAGTAAATAATGGTGGATTCTCTTTTACCTGGAAAGGTAAATACATAGGTTACAGAAAAACACTAGAGGAGATACTTGCATTAAAGGCTGAGATATTGTCAAGTTCGTAAGAACGTAAAAAGAAATAGTATACTTATAGCATGTTAGGTTCGTATTATATATGTACATATAAGGAAAGGAATCCTATACATGCTAGCATCTATTACACGTATCCTATCATTAACAGCCTTCATCATCGCTACTTACTTGGGGTATGTTTTCATGACCTCAGAAGAAAGAGTAGAGCCTTATATTGTACCAGCTTTCAATCCAGTATCAACAGGTAAACTAAGTCCTATAATTAGAATGGGAACAAGCGAGTACTCTTTTATCTGTTCTGGTGTAGTTATTAGTAAGGACTTTGCTTTAACTGCAGCTCACTGTGTAGATGATATATTAAATCGAGTAGATCCTCAACCTTTGTTTATCTCCGATGTTGATGGTAATTTTATTACTAATAATGTTAGTGCTGTATCTATGGAAGGGTTACGAGACATTGCCCTTCTACGTGGTGACTTCTCTGAGTTCTCATCCTATGAGGTGGATTGGGAAGGTAAATACTTTAATGATTTTCAAAAGCTTGGTATAGCTGCTGCTTGTGGATTTCCTAGTGGGGAGAAATTATTCTGTCCTCTTATTAAGTACTCAGGTAATTACTTTTTTAGAATGGCTTTTACTGGTGGTCCAATCTACAAGGGACAAAGCGGCGGTCCTGTTCTGATAACAGTAGAAGGTAAGTTAGTTGTTATCGGTGTTAACTCTGGTGTATCTTTTAACTCCATAATAATTGGGCCTACCATCGGAGCTAAGTCTATACTCTGGGGATACTAATGGACGATGTATTAGAAGAACTCGCTAGGAGTTTAGAAGATTCTGAGCGGATACAATGGGAAGAAATAGATGATGTTCTAATGGAACTAGGTGTAACACAGGGGGATTTTCCTACAAACATACTAGCAGTTATATGGATGGTTGCTAAGTGGTATAAGGATAATAATAAAACAACACCGCTATATAGAACTTTAAGGAAAAAGTTAAAGGAAAGATTTAAGATAATTGGATCTGGGATTATCAAAACATCAAGCAGGGAGGCTTGGGATATATGGAAAACAAATCAAAAAGAAATAAGACGAGCAGTAGCAGGGTACAAAAAGCGGACAAAAATAAGAGAGCAACAACTACAGAAGCTACAAGCGAAGAGAAAAAGACAGTGGCGCCAAGCAAGAAAACGACAAGAGGAGCGACGAGACTCGCAGGATTAGAGAAGAGGTTCTTTAGTAAGGCTAAGCAAGAGTATCACGACTTCGATTATATTAATCAAATTACTGATGAAGAGACTCTAATATGGTTAAATGACTTTATTGAAGAGTGGGTTGGTGCTAGATTGAATCATAAAGGTGAGAAGAAGTTTCATGAGAATAAGGAAGATCGTAAGCGTATATGGGATGCTAACAATGCTAGGAACAGAGATATGATATCTATCTTTACTAAGGTCGGGGTTAATGTTCCTGAGTTTGTATTTGATTTAATTGAGAGAGTACAAACAGAAAGTCCTGAAGACTATCTAATAGATATGATTGACAAGAAGAACGGTAAGTCTTAGAGGTTATCGTTCTTACTACCTAGAGCCTTCTTTATTTTAAGGAGATCCAGTCCTGTCACGGTTTCTACATTCTCCAATAACGACTTAAACTCGACTACACCGATAACACCAGCTAGTAACTTTACTATTGGTACTCCTAAGTCTGTTACAATATATGTCTCCATTAGAAATCCAGTAACAATAACTACTTGATACACGAATAGTTTAACTATAGCCCGGCTCAACCCACTGGAGCGAATCTCTTCGCCACGTTTATACGCAGCAATAATTCCTGTAACTGTATCAGCTACAATCAAAGCAGCCACTGCTGCCATCAACGGTTGTATAGGACTAAACACAGCCAACAGGCTGATAAGAAAAGTTCTCACATTAATTCTCCTCATTGGGCATAGCCTGTTCTAGTTCTTCTTTTAAAGGTGCATTTTGTAAAAGTAAATACATAATAGCTTTACGCTTAGGGCCATCAGCCTCAGCCATTCTGTTTAAGTATGTTTTAAGTATAGGTGATTGTACGTTATTTGATAAGCTTCTTAGTGAATCAGGATTCATATTTACTAAAGACATAGCTTTAGTGAATGGTTTAGATTGTACACTACCACTAACTCTACCTGCAGTGGCTGCTCCTCTAAGAGCTAAGCCTGTCACAGTAGAGAACATGTTTTCAATAAATCTAGGTAAGGATCCTGACCCTGGTTCTGGAGCAAACATATCTCGCTGAATACTCTGGCCCCTAACTTGCTCCCTTGCTTTTAGTATGTCTTCTCTTAGTTTGATGGCTTCTTGATTTCCAGTAGATGCTAGTCTGTCTAGTTCTTCTAGTGCTTTTCTCGCATTTTCAGATTTAGCATCAGCTTTATCACTGACATTTGCTCTTAGTCTATCTGTTAAAGTCTTACTTAAAGTAGCCTTATCTATAACTGCAGCAGACTTAGATTCAAGAGGGTCGATCTTCTCGTTATTAAATAACAATTTAATATCGGACTCTTCAATCTCTCTTCTAAAGGTATCAGCTTCTTCTAGTTTAGCTACAAACTCATCAGATCCTATAGCTCTTTGTAGATTTTTAATGGAAGCTTTAGCTTCGATTACTGAATCACCAAGTGAAACTCTGCCTGCTTTGTTGGCACCTTGGATTGATCTTTCAAGTGATGCTTTAATAGTTTGAACATCATCAAAGTCTAATACTTCTTTACCAGGAACTTCTATGTCTTTAGGCTTAGCAACAAATGATCTATTGTTTAACACACCAACTAACGATGGTGGAGGTTTTACAAAGAACTCAACCTGTGTAGAGTTCGGTACTTTCTTATTTTTGATTGATAAGCTTTTACTTGCTTCTTCAAGTTCCTGTACTTTTTGATCAGATAATTCTCTAGTTAATTTATCAATTGCTTTCTGTTTTTCTTTAGGAGATAATGATGCAAACTGCTCAAAAGCTGTATCACTTGGGATAGTCTTTTGTAATTCATATCCATCTGGCGTTGTTGCTTTATACATGAAGACGGGCGTGTTAGTTACAGGATCAATGTCTGTTTCAATTCTGAATGTCTTGTTATAAGCTTCTTCGTCTTTAGCAATCTTAGCTTCTACTTGAGCATCTGTATGTATTCTCTTACCAGTTTTTTTATCTACAGCTTTACGTAATGTGTTAGCCTTAGCATTGAGAGCCTGTCTTTTATCGACATTAAATGCTCGCTTTAGTTTCTCATCATAAGGGGCAGTGGCGTTCTGATCAGTTTCTTTTAAAAGTTTCTCTGCTTCTTTTCTACTTTGTTTTTGAATACCAGTCTTGGCTTTGTTAATTTCATTTCTAATATCTCTTAGTAAAGTTTCTTCTGCTTCGACTACCATCTCTTCAGGAGTTTGTTTTCTTGTCGCTCTACCAACTACTCTGTTAAGTGCAGACTCAACTTCTTTAGTGGCATCTTGATCGAAAGCTACTTTAGTTAGGAGTTCTTGTTTGAAATCTTCAGTGGGTATGGAGAAGCCATCTTGCTTAGCAATCTTTCTAGCTTCCTCATACTTATCATCTACCATCTTAACTAATCCGTAACCTTCTTCGTCTCTTGAGGTGTACTTACCAGCGATATCATCTGTTAGTTCTCTAACTTTTTTTGTATCTTCTTTGTATCTTTCCAGCGTACCGAATGGTTTTGGTATTGTTTCTATCTCAGCTTCGATATCAATGTCAGTCTTACCTTGAGCCTTGCCTTGTGCTGTGATTTCTTTTACTCTCTGAGCATATTCTTTAGCTGATTGTTCACCTAATTGAAAGCTGTCCTTTATTTTTGTGGCTACGGGTGTTGCAGTTAAAGCTGTTTCACTTAGAGCTTTAACACCCTCGATACCCTTAGTAATACCATAACCAGCACCAGCTCCTAGTACAGCGCCTAAAGCACTGTCCCTAGCAATCTCACCTAGATCGTCACCCTCAGAAGCACCAGCTCCTACTATAGTACCAGCAGCAGCACCTGTGACAGCAGCATCACCTGCAGTAGATTTAGCAGCTTGTTGTAGAGCTTTTGCTGCGGCCACTTGATCAGTAGACTTAGCAGCTTGAGCGGCTACCTTAGCAACCCTAGCACCCTTTAGTCCTGTGTTAATTAAACTTAAACCAGGAACAGGGGCTATGAGTCCTGCTCCTATATTAGATCCGTAGTATGTAACGGGGTTTGCTTCAGCTGCAGCTTCATACTTCTGTCTTACTTTAGGAATAAGTTCTTCGTATGTACCTTGCCCTAGTGCTTCAAGTAACTTAGCTTCGGCTTCATCAGCAAACTCCATAGCTACACCTTGAAGTCCTCCTCTAATAGCAGATTCTTTTTTAGAGATCTCCTTTGCTTGTGGTGCCTCTGGAGCAGGTGTGTCTACTGGTTCAGCTAATAATGAATAACCGTCTTGTTGAGCTAATGGTAAATCAGAAGATCTAACTCTAGCTTCTTCGTTGTTTGCATTTATGACTACAGGAAAATATCCATCTTGCTCAGCTAATGCTAAGTTCTCTTCTAGTACTTGAGCCTCTTCACCTTGATCGGATCTTACTGTAATTTTTCTCATGTTAATTCTTCTTCTCTAGCATCCAGTTTTTCTTTTCTGCTGGTGCTTTTCCCGGTGTTCTTGCGGCTGCTGGTTTCTGTTCAGTTTTTGTATTACCTTTACCAGACACTAAATCAACACCCATCATTGCATCAAATTCATCTCTAGCGTAACCACGCTTCTCAGCGATTGATCTATAAGGTTGTAAGTTAGCTTCAAAGTCTTCGTTAACTCCTGTACCCATTGACATTACTTCATCTTGGATCATCTTTACTACTGCTGGTGGTAGGTCTCTTACCTTAGTAGCGTCAGTGTTTAACTGGGTAAGTGAGTTCTTTAAGTTCTGGAATATACCTGCAGTTCTTCTGAACGCCTGAGCTTCTTCAGTTCTAACTACCGATTCATCCAGTTGTTTTACGTACTTAATTAACACAGAGTAATCCCGTACAGATGATGGGTTCTCTACTGCGCGTTTAACTAGGTCATTAAGTTTATTAAAAGCCTGCTTAACTTCTTTAATTTTATTTACTTTTTCAGCTGACTGTTGTAAGAATTTTAATCCTGCTTCACTCTCAGACTTCTGAGCCTTCTCTTCAGCTTGTAATGCTTTTAGTTCAGCTTGTTTTAGTTTAGCATCTTGAGAGGCAGCAATAGCAGATTCATTAGCTAAGTTCATCCTACCATATAAACCTTGTAGTTTTTGGTATGACATATTTCCAGATGCTACTTTAGCAGCTAAGTCTTCTCTTCCTGTTCTTTTCAATACAGCTGCATACTGTTCGCGGGCTACTTGAGAAACGTCACTGTTAGGGTCTGCTTCTGCTTGTAGTCTTTGCATTTCAAGATCGGTAGCGCTAAGTCTTTGTTGCATAGCTCTACCTTTATCTCTAACTTCTAACTCATCAAGAGGAGCATCAGCTAGGTCACGTAAAGCTTTATATTCAACATTTTCTGTAGGAGCAGCTTGTCCTGCAAAGGATACACCACCGCTTAGGATGTTAGTTAGTGCCTCTCTATTAGCTACATCTCTTTTATTTTCTTGTACTTTTTTCTGAGCATTAACGTACTCTGAGATCATAGCGTTTAGATCAAACGGTTGTGGTTCCTGAGTAGCTAGTTTCTCTTGAGTTTGTATTGGTGTTATGTTCGGTGCTTGAAAAGGATCTCTCCCTGATACATCCGGTGTCGGTATCTGATCGAGAGCATTAAGCTCATCGTCAATCATCTGATCGTTTAGTTGTTCCTGCTCAGCTTTCTGCTCTCTCATTTTATTTAGTTTATTAGAAGTTAGGTCTGGGAGAATACCCATGCTTCTACTAATGTCTTGGGACTTTTGCTGTGTAGTTAGTGTATCTTGCGGGACCTCTTCATAGGAATTAGTTAGGTAGTTAAATTGCGTACCAATAGGACGACTAGGGTCCATAGTATTATTACGCTCTTCCTCTTCCAACATAGCCAACATACCATCTAAGTCTTCGTAACCAGGATTTTTTCTCTGCATAAGTCCCTCTTATAATATGTTAATTGATGTTAGGTTTATTCTTCGTCTTCGTCTTCTTTGAACTTAAGACCGCCAGCACCAGCAATCATCTTACCAGTAGAATCAGCCATGTTCTTAGCAGCTGTTTGATAAGCTTTAGCTTGATCTCCCATTAAACCAGCAGCACCAGCGTTTCTCTTGTACATCATATCAAATTGATCTTTCTTACGTTGATTCTCCACTTCTTGCGCTCTGTTTCTTTCTTTAATATTAGCATCAGATATACGTTGAGAGTTAGTTAAGTTAGACTGTTGAGCTAAGTTTCTATTACCGACATTAGTATTAGCTACATCCTGACGTAATCTTTGATTGAACTCTGCAATACTATCTCTCTTATTAGCTAAGTCCATAGATCTATTGTAATCTGTAGATTCAAGTCCAGCAGCCATTCTAGATAATGCATCTGTGTTTCTATCTTGGGACTGTAGTCTCATTGCTGCAGCTTGCATAGCTTGTTGTGATTGCATATTAGCTGCACCTTGTGAGCTTTGTAAAGCGGCTGCTAAGGCATTACCACTACCAGACATACCACGACGAGCCATGTCTTGTAAAGCAGCTTGTGTGCCTGACTGGGCTGTATTAGAAGCTTGTCTCATGTATTGATCTAAGATAGCTGAGTCTTCTGCAGTGAGTCCACGTAATGCACGTTCTCTTGCTTGGCCTAATGCAGTCTCCTGATCAGCTCTAAGTCTTGGATCTAATTGAATATTCTCAACAGCAGAAGGTCCCAATATCCCAATAGCCTGCAGTTCTTCTGGTGAGAAGTTCCCCATATTAATTAATTGCTCAGGTGTATACTTCTCAAGTTCAGGGATTGGTATTCCTAGCATTAAGGATGTGGCTTCTTGTAATGCTCGTTTAGCGTCTCCTGCTGCTTGAGCGGATTGAGCTGCCCCTAAGATAGCTGCTCCTGCTTGTATAAATCCTAACATGTTAAACTCTCCTAACTATTTCTTTGACATGGATCTAATTGACCGTTGGTTTTTAATTACTGAATTTAACTCACTTCTGATTCTATTTAAGGCATTATTTACTGCTCTGTCTTGGTTTGTCGCAAATCTCTCTCCTACATCGAAAAAATCACCAGAAGTAAAATTAATTTGGTCTCTATTTAATCTGTTTAAATCAACATTCATATTGTTATCTATTATGTTTTTTATAATATTAGACAAATTAGCTGATGCTCTTCCTGTTAAAGCGTATTCATTTATATTTTTATTATACTCTTTTAGTGTTCTATCTAACTCAGCTTGTCTAGCTTTATTTAAACCCTCTGTGTCGTACTTAGCAAATAATTCCTCTGCAGTTCTGTCACCTTTTTTAGCTACTTGATCTTTACCCATACCAGACAATCTTTGTAGAGCCGCTAATCTTCTAGCTTGTTCTTCATTTATTATTGATTCTCTTGTTAGTTTTGGATCGTTCGCAGTCTTTAAAAAAGATCCTGGAGTTAATCCAAACAAGTTTGCATCTAAGTCTACATTGTATTTTTTTATTACATCCTGTACTTCTTTGTCATCTAAGTTAGCACTACCGGAAAGTACTTGATTAAGTATTCCTGCTTCCTTTTTAGCTGCTTGTGAAGCTGTATCAAACTGATCAGTCAATTCCTTATTGACCCCTGTAATACCAGACTCTAAGTCAGCTTTTAACTTTGTACTTAAATCCCCAGCGTCTGCCGCAACAGTGTCTAATCTAGTTTTAAATTGATCTGCAGTGGTTGTTAAGTTTCGATTGCCTGCAGCTAAGTCGTCACGGGATTTTACTAATTGATTCTGTAACTTACCACTACCTTCTGTAGACATTAGTAAGTTGTCTAATGCTCCCATTCCACGCGAGTACATAGGTCCACCCACTGCTCTTCTAAGAAGATTAAATCTACCTTCTTCAGTTCCAAGTTGACTGGCTTCTCTGCCTACGTCAGTTAGAAGTCTGTCGGCTTTACCAAAAGCTGCATCTTTATTTTCAGTAATAGCTGCAACATTAGTTGTACCTGTAATCAAATCACGAGCTGCGTTAAACTGTGCTTCATTATCCACTAATGCAAATGGATTTGCTACAGCAGACTGTTGTGCTGTCTCACCTTGGGATGCCTGTTGTTGGTTTGTGTTAGCAGCGGGAGCATTGAGGGGAGTGGGTTTTTTAGCCGCTTCAATAGCTTCTTTAACGGGATTAACATCCTTTACTCTAGCTTCTTCTTTGCCTACTTCTTGTCCGATCTTCTGACCAAATTGTCCTACTTCACCTTTAGCCATCTCAACACCGCGTTGTACGCCTGCTGTTGTAGCATCGGCTAACCTGGAACCGCCGCCTTGATTGGCTTTAATTAAACTCTGAACGTTTGTAAATTTACCACTTTGAGCTGGGGCATTTGTTTTAATTGGAGCATTGGTAGTACTTGTGGTAGCGCCGAATGAGTTCTTTACTATACCATTTTCAGTGCCAGCTTTTTTCTTTAGTAGGTCATCTTTAGTTAATTCTGACATTATCGCATTTCTCCTATATTATATGTTATCCTATTGCTATGGCTGTGATCCTATATTTTTTATCCTTAACTAACCCTGTAACAGCATCTATAGATGTACCTGTATTAGTAAGCTTATAGGACACAAATGGCGTGGCTGTTGGTAGATCTGAGTGATTGACAGGTTCTACCCTAATAACTACATAACCCTGTACCTTACCCTTTAAATTTGACTTAACTTCTACCTGTGTTGAAGGTTTACCTTTATCGTTAACCTGCACTTCAAATGTAACAAGTTCTTGATTTAAGTTGTCAAATCCAATATTACCATTAAAAGCCTGTATAATCTGATCCGCAAATGGATTAATAGAAGACGCTAACTTTTCCATGTCCTCTTGCATCTCAGCACTAAAGTCTTCTTTAGCTATACGTTTGTAGTTTGTAACCCTCATTATCTATATCCTCTGCTATTTGTCATCTCTAGGTCAAAGGATACACCGTATAATAGATACTTATAAAATGCAGTACTGTGTACTAGTCTAGGTCTAATAAACCTACAGCGTTGCTTCTGTCTAGGGATTAGAGTTCTAAATGGTCTTTGTGTACCTTCTCCACCCCATGTTGTACTTGAGTAGAAGAACACACCCCAACTACCATCACCCTCTAAAGTAAAGTCAATATTCTCATAGTTAGGGGACAGGTCTGTGCTATATGATAAACTAGCGAAAGCTAGGTCTGCGTTAGCGAACATCATGGTCCCTACCCTAATGTGCTTCATCATAGCAGGATCACCAAATGCTAGTGGTGCATACACAACCTCAGATCTAATAGCTTTATAAAGGGTCAATAGACCTTGTAATACAGGGGCTAAGGCTAACACTGTAATCGTATTACTAGAATTTGACACCTGTTCTACAAGTAATTCAACTTCCACTGACCCACTAATAGTCTTATAGTTCTTTGTAGATAACGTGCTAGTAGGTTTATTTAACTCTACAATCAAAGAATTATATGCATTTTGTATGGCAATATTCTGTATATCAAAGTTAAAATTTATAGAAACAGATGGGGGTAGTATACTATCTGCCTTCAATTGAGCTAGAAGATTAGTTAGAAATTCAGAAGCTGAATCACCAGTTTGAACTCTAGCTGTGTAGTTATTATTATTTGTAGTTAAATCATCTTGTATCTTTGTAATAAGTCGATTTAGTTGACTTACAGTTATATACTGAACTTGTACTAAGGTATCACCCTTTACTACGTTATCAGTGCTATTGAGTCTTATTTGTCTATCTGGTATAGATAGTACAGCATCCCCTGGTATTTGTTTAGTAACCTGTCTATCAGCGTAGTCCTTCCTATTAAGCTCCTTGCGTTCACGCTCAACAGAAGTTATATCTCCAGCCCCTTTGTATAGTACGTTCTCAATAGGAGGTACTATAGCACATGTGGCGTTAACGTCCCATGATGTCCATGTGTTAGTGAACACATTAAACCTATAACACTCTGTAGCATAATTGTCCGTTTCTAACTTAGGTAGCCATAAGAAGAACGCTCGGTCTTGTTCGTAACTTGTAGCGAAAACAGTAGATAGTATACCTTTAAATTTGGGAGCTAGTATTCTAGTGATCTTATCTTCTATAGGTCTAGATACAACAGACAATCCTGTATCAGAGATTTGAGAAACACCTTGTGTAGTAAATGCATATATACTATTGTTCAGTACAGTTAAAGCATCAGCAGCTACTAATGCAGCTGAGTTATCGTGAATTACAATAGAGAAGTTAGCAGGGCTATCACCTGATACCCTATAGATAGTTTTCTCTTTGAATATAAACATACTATCCCGTAAAGCCACTACTCTTAATATAGCTTCATCTCTAGGACCTACGTCTATGTAGTTTACGATAGGTACTGCATCTGGTTGTTGGAGCTTAGAGTAGTACACTCTATTCGCTCTTTCCTCATTAGAGGATGTAGCTCCAGTACTATTTAGTGCAGGATTAAAAGCTTCTGCTACGGAAGTGTAATTAGCTTCTACACTAAAAGAATCAGAGATTAATTGTCTAGACTCTAATTGGATCTGCCCAGTTAATCCGTTGGCATTGAACAGGTAATATGCGTAGACAAATTCTGAGTTGTTCTTGTTTATATTTTTTACTAGGGAGTTAGCAACAGTGAATGTATTTAAGGAAGGAGATATGCCCTTACCTAATTTTACAAACCTTTGTGTAGTATCCTCACCATATCCTTGTTGTAGTTGAGTGTATGTTACACCAGTGTTATAAGTAGTCATCCCAACTGTCACACTCATTGCTGGATCTAAAGCTGCCCCCGCAAATGCTAATGATACAGTGACTTTATTGTTGGCTGGTATAGTTTGTTCAAACAAGAAATCACTAGTGCTTAAAGCTAGCGTTTCGACAAATTTGTTAGCTATCTGTGTACCAGTATCTAGATCTATAGTATCAATGACTACTTTAATAGCAACGGCGTCTGGAGGTATGGTAGTTGGCTTTGGATCTGTTCCAGTTTTATCGAACCATACAGCGTATTTTATATCGTTGTCTACGGAGTACATTGTAATAAAACTACCTGTATTGTAGTTCCCTGTTTTATCTGGGAATGTTAGTTCGTAGAACTCACGTCTTCCTACAAATAAATATTCATTAAAACTAAGGCCCTGCTTAATGGTTATTGTAGATCCGTGGATAGTTGGCTTTTCCCCAAAGTAACTAGTTATATCCCCTGCTACCGTAATAACATTATCATTTGGAGGAGTTGATGCGATTATTGTTTTAGAAGTATCATATACAATATTACCAGCTACTTCTCTCGCAATAAGGATATCCTGATCTACTTGTAATGCATGTGGTGCTGAAAAAGTAATTCTAGTGTTGGGCCCATCAATAACCATAGAACTTATTTTTATGCTATCTTCTAATGCCCCATAGGAAATGAACTTCTCAGTACCTAAGAGAGTTAAAAGTAAACTATGTTTCTTTTTAGTATTAGCATAGAACATGTAGTTAGAGTATAAAGTTAGGTCCTGTGCAATTGGAGGTGGTTCGTTTGCTTGTAGGATTCCTTCGCCGCTAAACTCGTTAGTGTACAATCCAGCTTGCGTATCTCTAAATGAAGTGGGAGCAATGTCTAGTACACTGTACTCTGTTAGTGTAC